CCGAGCAGTATTGTGGTAGTAGGCTACGGAATGTTATCCGTCAATAAGGGCCGCCGCCTCGTCAAAGATGACGGTCCACGCCTTACGAGTGAAGGCCTGAATCACATCAGCCTGTCGCTCAGGCTCTTCGTACTCATTGGTCGACATCGGTGTTCGGGTAAGCTCGTAGCCATACCGAGTCGTGTCAATCGCAAATGCCCCGTGACCATTCGGAGCAATGTCCTGCGTCGTATCAATGACAACAGGCATTCCGGCAATACGGCCAACCTCACCAGTTCGAACAACCTCGTCACCACTCTCGGTGGCACGATTGAAGTTCGAGTCTGTCATCAGGTCGGTGTAGCCATCCACATCGACGATGAGCAGGTCAGGGGTGTAGTCATCCTCGCGCAGCGCCTTCATTCCCTCAACAATATCGCTGAAGGAAAGCACACCATTCGCGTCACCAATGGTCTCGCCATCGGTTGTGTCCTGGTTGTTGGCTGCGAGAACCTCGTATGCCTCTTCGTTGAGACGCTCGGCCATCGCTCGGGCAACGTCCTCAACCTCGCGGGCCTTCATCTCGATAAGACCATCGGACATGGCCTCCATCGTAAGGGTGACCTCACCCATGAACTTGTCGAACTGTACAGTCTGCTCCTCGACCGTGGACTGGTGGCGTGGTGCCTCCTCGCCCTCTCCAACAATCTGGGGAGCACCCATGTCGTCCTGGTCGATGTAGAATGTGTACGAGTTGGACTCAATATTGGAAGCGTCAATCTCGCGGAAGGCTCGCCGGTAGACGAGATTTTCCTGAACGACTTCCTCAACAGTCTCTCGCACAAAGTCTTGCGTAATAACGTCGCGTGTAGTAAGTGCCATTAATTATACCTCTTAGTTATCGCAGAAGAACCTCTGCGTAGTAGGCGCTCGAACCATCGTAGCGGTCATCCTCGACCGCATCAGTGAGCGCAACTGCCTGAATATCACCAGAGCCTGCCTCGAAAACGCCAGCCGCTGGGGTCAGTTCATCTCCGGCACTGACGCCAGAGTCAACCTCTGCCTTCACAGTGCCGCTCGTCTTCACATTAGCGGGCTGCCCTGCCGTAATCGGCGACGGGTCACTCGGCCCACCACTGTCACCAGCGCGTGGGTAATTCGAGAGCACACCAATCGTCACAGCGGTGCTCCCATCTGCTTGTGCAATAACGCCACCGTCAACCATCACAGCCTGCCCTGGACGGACAGAGCCAGTCACACTCCCACCATCACCGTGCGGGAGTCCAACATAGTCACCGTGGCGTCGGGTCTCGTCACCGTAGCCAAGCCCACTGAAATCAGTCTGTTTGCTTGCTTCTGCCATTATTAGTTACCTCCAAGAATCTTGTTCCGAAGCTCTTCCTGCTTTTGCGAGACCTCGTCCGAGAGGCTCTCTTCACTCTGCGCGTCCGCCGAGGCTTCCTCAAGAGATTCCTCCGAGGGGTCCTGCGACTTCGTGTCAGCATCGCTCGACTCGGCAAGCTCATCGACTTCACCAATCTGGTCTTCAAACTTCTCTCGAAGCTCTTCAATCGAGAACTTGTCGGCCAGCTCCTCAGCAGTAAAGGCCGGATACTCTTGCGCAAGTTCGTCGGCATACATGCCTTTCACCTGCTCTGCCTCTTCCTTAAGCTCCGCAAAGCGACCGGACTCGACTACAATAGCGTCCTCTGCTTCGGCAAGCGCCTCCACATCAGAGCGGTCAACCTCGTCGAGAATATCGGTGCGCTCTCGGAGTGCTTCAAGAGACGAGGACATCTCCTCGAATCTGTCTGCCTTTTCTCGGAGCGACTCGACCTCTGATGCCTCAACAGCAACAGGCTCGTCGAGTTCCGAAAGCTTCTCCTCAATATTTTCTGTCATATTAATCACGTTATTTTCAGCAATCGAGCCCAAGTCGCTCTCTTTGGATTTAGAAGCGTCCCAAAGGTCATCGCCGGAGAGGACTCGCACTCCGCCAACAGTATTTTCTCCTGGTGTTGGACGACCAGGTGCCATCTCCTCGCCAAAGTCTTTGCCGAACTCATCATTGGCCAATTCGTTGACCATTCCGACAATCTCTTCTTCCTTGTCCGAGGGAAGGCCATCTACTGCGCTTACCCCACGACCGCCCTTCACTGCAACAAGTCCGTTAAGGCTAAGCTCTCCCTCTGGGGTCACAACGGGGAGCTTGTAATCGCCAAAGTTGTCTGCTGGGAAGCCGGACATTGAGATGAAGAAATGATTTCCAATCGTCTCCTTCGCATCGTCAGGAAGCTCGTCGTAGGTGTCATACTCATCGTCCCACCCGTATGCTTCCATAATTTCGGTGAGGGTTGGCGAACTCCAATCAGCTTCGGTCGTCCCCTCATACGAAGGCTCGTGCATCTCATACTCCTGCAACTCCCCTACATCAGACAAAACGCCCTCATCTGCAAGGTAGGCACGCATCTCGTCTTCGTCCATACTATCCTCCCCGTACATCGAGCCACCCATTTCGGACATCGCATCAGTGTATTCCTCGTGGGTTTCTCCTGGCATCCACATGCCATCCATCTCATGGACACCATCGAGGCCCATCTCTTGGGCAACCTCCATCGCGTCCTCCTTGGACGAGAACATGTGCTCTTCTTTCATCATTGCCATATTTTCTTCATCGATTTGGTCGAGTTTATCCTGCGCCCAGTCGACGCCCTCGTCTCCGCCCCAGGCCTTCCACATCATCCAGCCACAATCTGCGCGCCCCTCGTCCGAGTCCATCTCGCTGTTTTGACGGTGGCGATTGAATGCAGACATTTTCCCAATTTCCGCTCGGGTAATGCCCTCACCTTCAGCGAGTTGGCGGGCGCGCTTCCATCCAACATCAGTCCCGCAGTCGTTTGGATTGTCAGTCTCTTCTTTTGCGTCGAGAGCCATCTGGGCATTCTCAGATGCCGCCTCTGGGTAATCTGTGTAACTTTTGGCGAGCGTCTCTTGGGAATCATCGTCTGCCTCAACGAATCGCTCAGGTTGTCCCATACGTGAATCGTATAACTTTGGCTCGGACGAGAGTGAGCGCTCACTTCCCTCAGTTCGATCAATCTCTAGGTCATCGGCCGAACGGAGCCACGACGCAAATTTCTCAATTGTTGGCTCGCCTCTGACAGAATCCATGAATCGGTCGAGCATGGATTTAATTCCCGTATCGTGTGAGGGGGTGGCATCCTGACTCGGCGTATCGGACGAGGTGATGGACATCTCTGCTTCCATCTCGCCCATACTGTGTGGCCGAATGTCAGTGTAGCCTGCGGTGATGGTGTATCCGGTCGAGGTGAGTTTCCCGTTCTCCTCAGTCATAATCTCGACCATCACCACATCTCGCTCCTCGTCGTTATGCACGACCTTGCCCATCAGGTCAGGGTAGACCTGCCATTCGACGAGTTGCCCGTCTCGCCACTCTGTTGGGGCGACGGGCGCATTCTCCTCAGACTTTTTCGGGTGCCCGTCTGGGAGGAGGTCGTTGTCCTGCTTATACGCATCATTTTCGGGCTGACCGTTTCTGACGAGGTAGAGGAAGGCATTGACGCGAGCATAGCTCCACTGCTGTTGTGTCATCCCTTCTCTGTGGGTATCGTTGTAGGCACCCATCCCTCGCTCGTACACATCTTTGAGCATTGAGTAGGTGACCTTTTTCCCATCCTCGTCGCCATACTCTTCATTGTGCTCTTCGACCTTGTTTTTCAGGCCTTGCTCAACTTCATTGCTCACAAGCTCGGCAGACTGTGCATTTTCCTCGGCGTACTCATTGTCTGCTGGCTTCTTTCGAGGGTCGCCGTCCTCGATTGCATCAGCGAACTCCTCCTGCTTTCGAGGGAAGTTACCCCATGGCTCAACTTCTTCCATATCTTTTTCAATGGTTTCGCCATCAGTCTCCCACTCGCCGTCACTGTTCTGTGTCCAGACCTCAATCGTGACAGTATCGTCGCTCACTGATGTGGCGAAGCCGTGTTCCTCAGTTGTGTCAGAGGGATACCACTGAACCCAATCCTCGGCCTCAACATCGTATTGGTCTACGTTCGAGCGACCAAGCTCAA